CCTTTTGTCGCTTGCCAGCGTTATTGGCTTTTATGGTCCATATCCCATAGTTTCCTTAGATATGGGTGTGAGCACACTCTTGCTCCAGTTTATACTCTTTTACTGTGCGTTAAGAATAAAGAGGCCCATGACTCCTACGGGACTATCATGGTAGGTCTACTGAAGCGTAGTAGTTGCCGCAAGTGTATACGGAAGAACCGGAACACTTTTTAGATTTTTATTTGTGTGGATTTGGCCCCTCGTGGCTATCCCGGAACGGCGCATTCCTCTAAGATCCAGGAATGTACTTAATTGTCTGAGTAGGCAGCGTGTTATTTCAGCGCTACGTGTATGCTGGTTAAGTAGATGGTGGATCCGGTGTATTCCTCGAGAAGGACTACGAATGTGAAAGATGAGTGCTGAAGTACTGTGCCCCAGGAAAACGCATATGCTTTCACTCTCCATGTCTCTAGCACGCCTTCGGGTTTAAGTGTGTAGCTGGTTTTTACACCCGTAGCACCCCAGTAGCAATTTTCGACTATGCAGGGCAAGAGTTATTTTAGTGCGGAGAACACCGCCCAAACAACCACTGTTCGTACCCCAGTTGCTGGGTACTCCCAGGTTGAGAATTCTGTTGAGTTTGCCGCTAGAGATTTGACTCGTACGGTGACTTTTCAGTTAGATGGTTTTGTGGTTAAAACCATCAAGGGTTTTGTTAAATTGTACAACCCTGTGAATAAGTTGAACCTGCAACCAGATATTTGGCTTCCCTTTGGCCAATATATGAACCAAGGAAATTTTGATGATTTGCCAGTTTTGGTTGCAGCGCGGACCCAAGAAGACATATTCACTTTTTGTGATAGGTGTTACACTGATCGGGAGGTTAGTGACGCTTCTTATGAAGTTGTTATGAAGAGGGTTCGTCTTGGGCATTTTGAGGAACAGAATACTTTTAAGGTTAACTTGCTAGTTACTTTTAATAATGGCTTGGTTTATACCTTAGAGTTGACTTACAAGCAGTTTGGCCATTTTGTTGGCCTTATTGGCGGTCAAATTGCCCAGTACTTCCTAACTGACGCTGAAGAAAGAGTGTTGGAAAGGAAGTTATTGGATGAGGATTTGGTTGATGTCCTAATTGATCTTGATGAATATCTTTTTGCAGAAAGTCAGAGAGAATATGTATGGATTCAACCGGAGGACTGGACATTAATTGCCCAATCCGGTCTTGGAAGGAAGAAAGGCTCTGGCCAGCCCAAGTTATGCAGCGTGACTGGTCAGCCTCCTATATCCCCTCCCAGGACTCCTCCTCGTCCAAGGATTGAGCCCACTATTCTGCGATCACCTAATCGCGGTAGGGGTATTATCACCGATCTTGATTTAGTTCGGAAAGATAAGACGCGGGAGCGAGAGCGAGCCATAAGTCGTAGACGAGATGGGAAGCTCAAAAAGAACTTGGCCGCATTCACGCCTCAGGGTGGATTGTTTGATACATTCCGTACCCTAAATGTGAAAGCTTCTCCAGAAATGGAGGAGATCGCAAAGCGTGCCAATTCCAACTTGGAAAATCTCTCCACTTTGGTGCCCGAGCTCATGACCCAGTTGAATGCTGTGGCTGAGCAGGGAGTTCGTGTGCAGCATGGGCTTGACACGTCTGTGTTGCACGTCCCAATGTTTATAGCCACTGCGTCGTGTGCTATAATGACAATCCGTTCCGATGATAAACGTTGGAAGTACGCTCTGGGAGCGTGCGGCGTTGCCTACGCAGCCTATGTTGCTGTGGAACATAGGGACTGGTTCACGAAGCAATTTAGTAAAATTGCTTCGAGAACTGAAGAGGTGTACCATGATGCTCTTGAGGCCCAAGGCTTCGATCAGCATCTGATTCACGATGTGAGTGGAATGTTTTTGGGATATATGTCCCTGGTTACCGCTCGCAAGATGCCAAGTGGAATGAAGATGGCATCCACGTTGAATCTTTTAAGAGATTTTGATCGTACTCGTGCTGGTATTACATCGGCCGTGTCTTTTGCGTGTGATTTAGCGCAGAAGATTGTTAATTATTTTCGCACTGATGTTCTTGGTTGGAACTCTCTTCAGTTTATGGAGAAGAGTATTCCAGCCTTGAAGCAGTGGTGTGATAAGGTTGATATCGTATTTGATGAGTATCATGCTGGTCAGCTGAAAGTGACAGCTTCAAATGCCTCACGTGTGCATAACCTCCTTATGGAAGGTCATCAACTGTCAGCTATGCGTTTGAATTCTATTGATAGTATTCAGATGCGTTCAGCTATGTCTACTTATATGACAACTTTGCGTAGGATTGCTGATCCTTTTGAGAAAGCCAACCTTGCCGGATCAGGACCACGAATGGAGCCTGTTTGTATTCTATTTCGTGGTATTCCTGGTGTCGGCAAGACTTTTTTGATTTATCCTTTAATAAAGAAGGCTCTTTCTCGAGTGTTGCCACCCGAGGAGAGGGCATTGTTCATGGATAATTACATGGACTTTGTCTATAATCGGCAGTCTGAGCATAAGTATTGGGATGGGTATCGAGGTCAGCCTGCCGTTATTTTTGACGATTTTGGTCAAATTAGGGACGCGGCGGGCATGCCAGATAATGAATATCTTGAAATTATCCGTGCTGGTAATATTCATCCTTATATTTGTCATATGGCAGATATTGGTTCTAAAGGGAACACTCTGTTTAAGGGTAAGCTTATTGTAGCTACCACTAATCAGCGGAGTGATTTTCAGCCCTCATCTATTTGGGAGCCCAAGGCAGTTATGCGCCGTTTTGACATGATAATTGACGTTGGCATAAAGCAGAAGTATGCGTCCAATAAGGATGCGGATCCACTTCAACGGGTGATTGATAAGAAGTCCCCAGAGCTGGGTGATGGGAGTTTTAATCCCGATGTTTATGAGTTTTACTTGGCTCAGAGACTGCCCGATTCTGGTGAGATAGTTACTATGCCACATGTCTTAACGTTAGATGACATAGTTGATAGGATAGTGGATAAGTATCGCGCACAGGAACAGAAGATGGATCATTTTATGAACCACTTAGATGTTATTGGGCGTGATGAGTTGACGTTGAAGCCTCAAAGTGGGGTTGGGAACTCTTCCGACCATGTTCGGATGAAGGAACTGGTCGAATTTGATAAGGAATTTGATGAAAGTTGTCCTGCCTTTGAAGAGGAGGACGTGCTTTCCCTTTCCACTGACCAGATTTTGAGAAGATTTGGTAGGAAAGAGGATCCCAACTTCGCACAGTGGGTGCGAATGCTCGAGTGTAGTAGCGCCTGGTATGAGGTGCGTAAGCTCATTATGGAGCATACTGGAGCTCTTATTGATGATACTTTGAGAGAACTGTATAAAGGTAATCCAAGTGTTATAGCTGAACTGGCACGGGAACATCCCGATGTCCTGCCAGCTTACCTGGAGGAGATTCTCTCAAAGAATATCTTCAAGATTCAGGTACGATTGGCGCAGGAAAAGCGTTATGGGCCTGATTTTCGAAGACAGTCATGGGCGAAGGGTGTTATAACCCGTTATACCGACTCTACTGCTAGTCTACTTAAGTCGCTTTATGATAAATTTATGTGGCTTACAGATTGGCAGAAGGCGTTGGTCATTGCTGGTACGATAGGCACAGCAATTGCTCTTTTTGCTAACCCTTTCAGGGGTGGCAACAAGAGTGAGGAGGAGGAAGATCCCATTCTCATTGATGATGAAGTAGATGAGTATGTAAGGGATTACTCCCCCATATGGAGTAAGGAGAGTGGTCCTTACCCCATGAGGAAATCAGGCCGTAGAGCGACCAGATTTGAGCGGGCTAAATTGCAGGTCATACACCCACAGGGTGGGGTTGACCCGAATTTGCCTGCTCTTGTTGATAAGCTGGTTAGTAAAAACCAGTATGAGCTCACCCTTCATGGGTGGGATGGCCGCTTTGGTTTTTTGACCATGATATATGGTCGTACTGGCGTGCTTCCTAAGCATTTTATCGCCCAAATTCAGGGGCTGATTGATGCTGGAGAGGCTACCAGGGACAGTACAGCCTATATGCATAATAAGTTTGCAGATCAGCTGATTCCTGTCCCTGTTCATATGTTGCTGGACTTCAAGCAGGATGAATATTTTAAGGCTAATGATTTGGCGGCAGTGTATCTACCACATGTTCATCAGCATCCTGATATTCGGCACTATTTTGTGCCGGAGGTCTGTTTGAGCAGGCCTCTTGATCTTATAGTACAGCTTGTTGGAGCCAGACGACATGGTACTAAGACGATCCAAGTAGAGAAGTGCACCCCTGCTTTTATGTACGAGCCCCAAGAGGTGACTACTGAAGAAGGGACTTACTCTGTAAGGAATGTCTTGTACTATCGTGCTTACACCATGGTTGGTGACTGTGGCATGGTTGCCGCTCTGCAGAATAGGAGTGTGGGACCTGGTAAGTTTATTGCCATTCATGTGGCTGGTAACACACAAGGGGATGGTATTGGAGCGATTGTGACGAAGGAGTGCCTTATGGCTATTTCTGAGTTGTTTCCGCAGCAATATCCTCCTCCAGCTCAGTTAGTTGAGCTTGAGCCACAGTGTATGGCATTGCCATTTAGTGGGAATTTTGTTCCCTATTATGATTTGCCAAAGCCAGTGAGCCAACCGGTGGATACGAAGATAAAGAAGTCTGTCCTGTATAATATGTGGACATCCACCGAGAAGGCTCCAGCGCGTTTGGCCAAAAAGATCTTGGAAGACGGAACAATTCTGGATCCGAAGCACATTGCTATTGAAAAGTATGGTGCTCCTACGGTTGTTCCTGACTTTGATTTGATTGTAGTCGCCAGTGATTATATGTTTTCACAGTGGCTGCCGTTTCTCTCCCCCAACCGCACCTCGAAGGTTTACTCTTTTGAGGAAGCGTGTGAGGGTATTGAGGGTGTGGACTTTTGTAACTCCATTCCTAGGGGTACCTCAGCAGGGTATCCTTATGTGTGCAGTCCTAAGCCGGGTTTTCGTGGCAAGGAGTGGTACTTTGGGAAAGGTGAGAGATATGACTTCTCGTCCCCCCAGGCTATTGCTCTTAAGGAGGATGCAATGGAGTGTATCGAAAAGGCGAAGAGAGGTGAGAGATCCCTTCACGTCTATGTCGACACGCTCAAGGATGAACTTCGGAAGAAGGATAGAGTTAGGGACTGCAAGACGCGTTTAGTGTCTGCGGCCCCTCTTCTGTATACGATTTTATGCAGGATGTATTTTCTTGACTTTACAATTTGGTTGATGAAGAATAACATCAATGTGGGTTGTGGAGTTGGGATAAATCCCTATTCTGAGGATTGGGATTACTTGTTTAAGAGTATGCACTCGAAAGGGCAGCATGGGCTTGCAGGTGATTTCCATGGTTTTGATACCTCGGAGTATGCCGCATTGTTTGAGGCGCTCTGTGAGTTGATTAACCGTTGGTATGATGATGGTGAAGAGAATGCCCAGGTTCGGAGGGTTCTTTTTGCTGATTTAGTTAACTCCATACATCTGTGTGGTAGAACGCTTTATCAGTGGATGAAGAGTCTTCCTAGTGGTCATTTTCTGACTGCCATCATTAATTCTCTTTTAAACAAGCAGTTGCATATCATGTGCTGGATCAAACTGCACCCCTTAGGAATTAAAGGCCTGCAGCAGTTTGCTGATAAGGTCTATTTTATTGGGTATGGTGATGATAGCATGTGCAATGTGGCTGATGACTGCCTGAGTTTCTTTAATTATGAAACTCTTGGCAGAGCTATGGCCGATCTTGGTTTTGATTATACGGACGAACTCAAGACGGAGGCAATGGTTCTCTATAGGAAAGTCAATGAGTTGACATTCCTTAAGAGGGGCTTCCGCTTTGAGCCAGTTCTGGGGCGGTATGTTGCCCCCTTGTCCATGACTTCTATATTGGACATGTTGTATTTCACCAAGAAAGGTGCGGATTCACGGGAAATCACGAAGACGAATGTGAACAACGCCATTATGGAGTTGTCTATGCACTCGCCGGAGGATTTTCGCCTCTGGGCGCCAAGATGGTTGGCTGGCGCCCGAGAGAAATTGAATTACCAACCACCCGTTGTGAATCGGGTTGCGCTTCTGAAGATGGTCGCGCAGCTCGAAAATTATTATTAAGCAAAGATGTGATCTTGCCAGGACAGGATAAATTATCCGTCAGGTTTAATGTCTTGGTATTGCTATTTTTGTTATGGGTGTACTTATTTAAGTTTACCGCACAGGGTCCCCCGGTGGCAGTCCCGCCAATACCCAGTGCACCTGACGGTTGGCGAAGATCTAGGTCAGTCTTTCGCTATATACTCCGACCTGCGAACAATAATAATAATGATGGTCAGGCCCAACCATTAACTGAGGCCAATGTAGAGAGGGAGGCTCTCACTACCTTCCACCAGGATTTGGAACCCGAAAGGGCTACTATTTCCAATTATGTAAATATTGGGGCGGGGTTGCGCAGTTCTACTATGGATCAGCGCGCTCATGACCTTAAGGAATTTCTTAGGCGGCCAGTGTTATGCTGGACGGGTACCTACTCTGTCACAAGTTCTGTGGGTTCCCAGCTAGTTAGTATGCCCATGCCGTCAAGTTGCATTTCTAAGAGTTCTTACAAGGAGAAGATGAGGGGCTTTTATGGCTTTCGAGCCAAGATGGTCATTCGTGTTCAACTTAATGGACAAAGATTTCAGCAAGGGCGACTTATTTTGTCGTACCTGCCGGAGTCATCAGAGATGCAACCTGAGCGAAAGTTCACGTCGCTCTATTGCCTTCAGTTGTTGACTCAGCAGCCACGTATTGATATTGACGTGGCTAATGACACTGAGGCAATAATGGAAATTCCTTTCGTCAGCAATAACTTGTATGCAAGCTTGCTTGACGATACCTTCGATTATGGCACTTTTTACCTAACGGTGTATTCGGCTCTTAAAGTGGGAGCCGGAGCCTCCAACGTTAAAGTTGGCATCTGGTGCCATTTCGAGGATGTGGAGATTGTCTACCCTACTATTCCTGGTCTGTTAACGCAGTCCGGTATTAGGAGAAAGAAAGCCAGAGGAGGTAATTCCACTGGCGGTGTAGATACCACAGACCAGGAGCTTAATCAAGCCGGCCTGGGACCAATCTCTGGGTTGGCCAAGCGGATATCAAATTCTGCTGGTGTCCTGAGTGAAATCCCACTCATTTCGGCTTTTACTGCTCCTGTGTCTTGGGCTGCTGATATTGTTTCACGATCAGCTTTAGCCCTGGGCTATTCTAAGCCCACTATTGAGGGCCCCTTCGCAAGGGGGGTGCCCACAGTATTTCCAAATATGCATAATGTTGATGCAGCTGATAATTCAAATAAGCTTGCTGTTAGCATTAGGAATAAGGTTGAGAACCTTCCCGGTTTTGCTGGGACAGATGTCGATGAGATGGCATTTTCTCACCTTGTTCAGATACCCTCATATACTGGAGTACTGAGTTGGTCTACCGCGTCTGCTGTGGGAACTGCGTTGGGACATTATCCCGTCGGCCCTAGGCAATTTGGAACTATTATTCCGCTAGCAACCAGCACTGGAACCAAACCCATTGAATTTGGTCCAGTAGTCGGGTACTTAGCTAACGCCTTCCGATTCTGGAGAGGAGGCATCACATTTCATTTTAAGGTTGTGAAGACGGAATTTCATAGTGGTAGGCTGATGTTCTCTTACATGCCTGGTTTGAACCGACCAGCAACTGAGTCCACTTTTGATGGGACACAGTACCTCTATAAGGAGATTTTTGATTTGAGAACATCTAGTGAATTTAGTGTGACTGTTCCGTATGTTGGCTTAACACCCTACACACGGACAGACCACTGGACTGGAATTGCTAGTCTGTGGATTTTGAATCCATTGACTGCTCCAGATACAGTGTCACCTTCAGTTGATATATTGATGGAGGTGTGCGGTGCTGAGGACATGGAGTTTGCGGCCCCCAAACAATGGGGACCTGATTCTGCGTGGAATCCTAAGGTACCGTGTCTGATAGGTCAATCTGGGTTGGTCAAACCTGCTCTTCAGCTGCCTGGCTTGAAGCCTCAGGGAATGGCCCCCAAATTGAGCAATGGTGGTGACGTCCATGGACAAGAGGATGGAGAAACCGTCACCCAATCTCAGGTTATGACCACTCTTGAGCCTGCCAAATATTGTATGGGGGAACGAATTCTTTCCCTCAGACAACTGCTCAAGATGTCTACCTCGCTGATGACAAACTCTGCAGTAGGCAAGGGTGCTTTTTACATAGCACCATGGTTGACCCAGTGTAATGTCTTTCAGCTTGGAGCCGCTCAAGCTACACCTTTGCCCTGTGATTTCTATTCGTACTATGTAAGTATGTTTAGATATTACAGAGGTGGGGTTCGGATCAAGTTATCCCCAGGTTCAGTTGCTGCGTCGACTGGATATATTTCTCGTTTAGTCTGCACTAGCAGACCTATGGGGAAGGTGGTGGATGATTATGGCTCGACCTTTGAGGATGGCGGATCAGCGGTGACAACAATGGATGCTAGCATCTATGGTAATGGTGCTATGGGTATGTTTCCTGAGATTGAAGTGCCATTTTACAGTCATACACACGCTAGGCACGTGTACAATGCTAGTGCGTATAATCCGGTGACTACGGATCTATCAACGCACGGTCATCTGCTACACATGAACACTGCGACGTTGTTAACGACAGCGCATGTTTATAGATCAGTAGCAGATGATTTCAGTGCAGGCTTCTTTATAGGATGCCTGCCCCTTGGCTATTAGCCAAGGGGAAGCACTGACCCAATGAACTCGTGAGGCTGAGTTTTTCAAACCCGGTTTCGCTATGGAGTTTCACGAGAAACTTCGACCCCCCCGGGTTCATTGGGGGGTAGGAGTTGCTGTGGGGGGTCAATAAACCCAGTTCAATCATTCTGGGGTGCGTAGTGGCACATACTCACGGTGGAAAAGTGGTTAAAACACGTCCTG